TCATGGCCTTCAAATTTATTAAGATTAGGGGTAATTTGGCATTAGGATTTAGGCCATTAGGGGTACCTAAAACTAGTAAGTATGTTATTAATGGCCCTTGTAGTTAGTTAAAAAGAAACTTTAGATTGCTAGAAGAGATATGAATTATGTAACTAGTTGATTACTAATAAGTTAAGTAGCCTTAAGACATTATCCATTAATGGCCTCAGTAGGATTTGCATAAATAAATAAAAAGCATTATATTTGCAGTATAAACAATTAAAAATATAAAGATATGAAAACAGTACAATTTAATGCAAACCAAATCCTCAATCGTAATCACCAACCCATTACCCATAACGGGGTAATCATTATGGCCTCTAACATGGTAGTTATCTCTACTGGCCATGACAATTCCATTATCGATGACCCAGAAGGTTACCAAGAATATATCATACCTATCCTAGAAGCCATTCAAAAGACTTCTATTAAGGTATACCGGTTATATCTTGCTTCGATTACTTCTACGGTTACCGATTATAAAGGTACACATACCTGGATATTCACTACAGACACTACCTATTCCGATGCCGATATCGAATATATCCAGGCTGCCTTATACAATGTATTCTGCGAAAACAATGAAACCTGCGAACCAATCGTAAACTACGTTAACAATACATTTATCATAACCGACATTTATTCCTGCTAATCGCTATGGGAGCTCTATATATTTTATCTCAGGCCTTACAAGGCAATATTACAATGATACTTGCCTTACTCTTTATGCTATCTCCTGCTATAGTTGCCTTGATAGCTATATTCAAATCTCGCTAACTTAGGTACACCTTAAGCCCAGCCTATCTTAGGTACTGGGCTTTTCTTATGTAACCTAACTCTAGGCCATCATGGGACTTGCTAAGGCTTACCATAGGCCTAACTACAGACCTATAGGCCATAGTACTCTATAGACTCCATGGATGGCCCAGGGCATTATAGGATTGCCTGCTAGTCACCTAATGGCCTTTATGTAATGTAATATACAGATAATAACTACCGGACTGTATGGGGCCCCTAATTTTCTAAAGTGGTACCTATACCAACCCCTTCCCTATATCCATCAATATACCCATATTACCTACCCACAACCATGCCCACCATTCAAACCCCTAAAACCTACTTGCAAATTTTTCATACGAAATTATTAAAAATTATTTTTAAAATATTTCTCGAAAATTTTTCTATAAATGTTTTGCAGATTAAAATATATTTTTTATCTTTGTATTGTTGAAAAAGCAAAGAGATATTTAAAATTTTGATTAACAATTTTTATAGAAAAAATTCTCTGAAAATTTTGCTAATTAAAATATAAATTGTATCTTTGTAATGTAATCAAAAAGCAATGTTTGACATATTGAAACAATATAAAATTAATTTATTCCTTTTCTCTTTTTCTTATAAATCTTTTAGTTTTATAGAGAAAAGGATATAATAAAATAAACATAAAAACTAAAAGTATTTTATTATGGAAGAATTAAAAAATGTAGTAGTAGAAAAAGAAGTTGCTAACAACAAAGTAAACAAAGTTAGTGCAAATAAAGCAAAAGCGCAAGCAAAAGCAAATAGCACTATTAAATTATCAGTTGATAGTATTTTTAAAAATCTAAACGAAAAAACAAACGGACTTTTAAAAACTTCTTTAGGAAAGAAAACAGAAATTTATATTGAAAGTCTTTTTGCAGAGTTGAACGAAAAGCAAAAGAAAGCGTATCGAAAGAAATTAAGAAACACAACTTTTTCTTTGCTTGATTCGATTTGCAAAGCGAAAGAAGAAAAGAAACAAAATGAACTAAAAACACTTGTTTCTGCATTTACAGAATTTTATAAGCAAGTCTACAAAGTGAATGATTTTTCATTTGCAAGTATTGCAAGCGAAAATACAAAGGACACAAAAAAAGAAGTTCTAACAAAAGGTTTACAAATAGTCAAAAATTTCAAGTAATTAAATGATATGCTATTAAATGTATTTTTATTTGTTGGTGTAATTTGGGTATTAATTCAGATTATCAAAGATACAAAAGATTTTTTAAAGAACTTATAAACTAAATAAAAAGTAAGGGAAAGCAAATAAAAATGTTTGTCCCTTACTTTTTATTTTTGAATGTTAATTTTAACGTAACCGTACCCCGTTTTTAGTACCACACCAAAATCTCCCCTCGTATTAAGGGGTACCCAGATTATCCCACAAACCCCACAACACACAAAGAAGCCAGAGACCTAACATCCCTGGCATCTCAATCCCTATAAAATGGTATCCAATATCTTCTTAACCCTATCCTTCCCTAAGACCCTCCTACCATTCCTTATCTCATAGAAGAAAGTATAATACATCTCAAGTTCTTCCATCCAAATTCTATCCCCTCCCTCCAATAATGGTTCTATTCTCCCCATATCCTCAGGATTAATCCATAACCGATACCAAACCCTATTACCTTCAGAACATCTTAAGATTCTCTTATTAGGTTTATCACTTATCACTTTAACCTTCACCATAATCAAGGGTATATTTTAGGTTCTTCAAAGGTAAGAGGAGGGAGCTCTGGTTCTCCCTCTCTTTTAATTCTCTCTAAATCCTCCAAGGCACACTCTAGTATTTTAATACGGTTATTATTATATGCTTTACTGGTGGGGAACCAGAATCCTGTTTTCAACAAAGGTTCATAACCCCTCAATTTCTCTAAAGGTACCTTATACCATGACTTACTATCAACGGTTAACCCATATCCTAAAATTAAGATATCAGGAGTACAATAAGTGAAGTATACATCGGTAAGGTTAAACCTTTGTGGAGTAAACCAGGGTCTGATTACCTCTCTCCATAAGTATGTACCATCATTAGAAAGATTGAACTCTATATTAATGGTTCTACTCACCTCTATCAGGTCAACACATAATCCTCCTGGAGAATTTGGTATATTAATCCTTCTATCCCGAACTGTCTCAAGGACATTCTTTACTGGTAAGTAATAATTTCTTATCCTTTCTTCGATTACCTTATTCTCTTTGGAATTATAATCGATTGCAGTGAACGTAGGCTCTTCCATTCTTCTCTAATTTTCTTTCAAACCATTGGCAGGTAATACACTTTGGACTTCCTACCATTATCTGTACTTCTCCTTTAATTACTGGGCATGGATTGGTAAGCTTCTTTTGCCTACCTACCTTCTTCGTCGTTATTTCTCTGTTCATAGTTATTAAAATATGTGATTAGTAAATATATCGGAAATAGAGGCATGATTAACCAGATGGTTAGAAAAAAGAACCCCACCCTTTTCATTGGGTGGGATGAGGTAATTACTCTGGTCATAAACCATGCAGGTATAAAACATATGGCATATATAATGCCTAAGATTATCCAGGTTATCATTGTTCAAAGTACTTATTTACGATTTTGGATATCTTCTTATCTAACTCTACTATTAGTTCGCTGAACTCTTTATCCTTCATATCTTTTATCTTGGCTTCGATAAATTCCAGGTTTCTCTTAATAGAGAAATAAGATTTGAAGGCTTGGTAATCCAATTCAGATTTATCTGTTAGAGGTAATATCATACTTGATTTACCATCTAACCTTGTATAGAATCCATCGGGTCCCAGGGTTCTTGATACTTTTACCTTATTGCTCAGTACTGCAAATCCCCCTTTTTTATCTATGGATTCTACGATTACTTTCTCCATTAAGGTTTTGCCATCAGAGAAAATGACTTCTTCACCCTCCTTTAGCTTTTTGGTTTCTTTGTTCTTTTTCATATCTTTATTATTAAATTGTTTATGCAAATATACAAAATTAATCTGATTTAATGCAATTATCAATAAGAATTTTTAAATCTGCTGCGGTAAAGGATTTCCTGTTAAGTAAGTTATCCAATTGTTCTGGAGTTAGAATTATACCATTTGGAGTAAAAAGTTCTCTTAAGTGTGCCGGAATTATTCCCTGGAATCCCCAATTATTATACGAACCAATGTATACTTTATCTTTTACCATTGCAGCAATATATTTCTTAGTTGAGCCCAATGACTCTCTTCTAAATGTAGCAACCTCTAACCAAATCTTATTTAAGTGAATGGCATAATGCTGAAAATAGGGTGTAACCAAGGGAATCATTTCGTAATTAGAATCCTCTATCAGAGTTTTATCCGATTCAATAATTCTATGCCAAAAAGCACATTGAAAACAAAGTTGTTTTTCCTTCATTAACTGAGGTACTGTTTTGGCTAAATCGTAATCATCCAAATCTAATGGTGAATTACATAGGTGACATGTGAGTTTCTCTTCCATATTATTATAAATTTTTATATAAGATAATAGAACTCCTAACTATCATCCAGATAAGGTATACGCAATACTTTCTTTTCTTTAATGAACTTTAAAATATAACGTTATGGATAAGTTAACTAATGAAATGATTGTGGCTCTGGCCAATGATTTAGGACTGGAGCCAGCTCTTTTAAAGGCAGTACAACTGGTTGAAGGAGCAGGTAGAGATGGATTTCTAGTAGATGGTAGACCTCAAATTCTGTTTGAAGGTCACATTATGTACAAGGAAATCAAAAATAAGTTCGGTTTAGACAAGTCAGTAGCTGCTCAAAAGAGTTACCCTACGATTTGTTTCCCAAAATGGGATAAATCGAAGTACTTAGGAGGAGCAAGTGAGTACAAAAGACTCGAAATTGCCAAGAAAATCGACGAAGAATGTGCTTTGAAGTCAGCTTCTTGGGGAATGTTTCAGATTATGGGCTTCAATCACCTCTATTGTGGCTGTAAAGACGTCTTCGAATTCGTGAAAAAGATGCAGGAATCTCATGAAAGTCAGTTAAAACTCATGTATTACTACATGAATAATACCAGTTGCTTGAAAAATCTGAAAGAACATGACTGGGCAGGCTTTGCTCGGAAGTATAATGGTCCTGGTTATGCTGAAAATGCCTATGACCAGAAGTTAAAGAACGCTTACGAAAACTTTAAAAACAAGATATAATGAAGGTAATTTACAACAAATTCATCCCTTTCAAGGGATACAAGGCAATGAACCTATTCGGAATTGTCTTTGTGAGAAAAGGTGCTAAGTTTGATACCTATGATTACAATCATGAGCACATTCATCTCAAACAAATGCAAGAGATGTTGTGGATATTCTACTACTTATGGTATGCAATCGAGTACCTAATCATCATGTTCTTTGCTAAGTGGAACAAACAAAGCGAAAGATATCATGATGTAAGCTTTGAGGAAGAAGCCCATAACAATGACCACGACCTGGAATATATCAGGAAACGTAAACATTATTCCTGGGTTAAGTATGTAAAACTTAGAAGCTACAAGAAATGAATGTATTGGGAGTATGTGCAGGGCAAGGTGCCCTGCTATTCCCTTTCAGGAAACATCTGATTGGGAATATAGAAGTAAGAGGAGTATTCCATACTCCAGGTGAAGAGCAATGGAAAGCTAATTTTGGTAATATACCTTTCTATAAAGGGTTCTGTTTACAAGAATTTGATGAGAAAGTGGATATCATTATATCAAGCCCGGATTGCGGAGCATCTTCAGTAATGAGGTTATCTAAAGTAAAGGAATTGGGTAATCCCAAGGATAACCGGAGTTTAAATCTAGTAACTGCTGCAATATTAGAGTATAAGCCTAAGATATTTCTTATTGAAAATCTTCCTCGTTTGCTATCTCTGCTTCCCAAGGATTTCTTTGAGGAAACCTTTAAGGACTATAAATTAGTTTTTCATGAAAGGTCAGTTTCTGACTATGGGAACTCTCAAGTATCAAGGAAACGTTTAATCGTTATTGGAGTGCATAAGAAAACCGGTAAGAAATACTTGAATGCTTTTAATGAAGTATTCCAAGTAAAAACTCCAAAACTTACTAGAGATTTGCTCTCTGTATCTCCTTACGGGAGTAATTATAACATCCCGATAGAAAAGACCCTTGCAATGTATGACTATCGAAAGCTTCCGGAAAAGAAGAATCTGACTGTTGAGAAGATTCAAGTATTATGGAATAGTGCTTTCAAGCAAGAGAAGAAATGGCCCATTAAGACTGCTAAGATGAGTACTCTCCCAGGAGTATATCGATTGGAGTTAGATAAACCACCTCTAACTTTAAGACCTGCAGATAGGCAATTTAGACCAGATGGATATCCTCTTGGGATTAATGATTTCAAGGCAATCATGGGATTTCCCAAACAGTTTAAGATTTACATTGACCAAGAGAATTACCTTTACTGGTTAAACAAGGCAAGGTATACAATTGCCAAAGGTTCTGTATATGAAGTTGGGATTTGGTTTAGGAAATGTATCAAAAATGTCTAGGTACACTTTCATGTTAATATATACTAAAGTATATATTAGTCCAAACCGCCTTTTGAAAAATATAGATATATAATATACTACGTATATATATCTATATTTTTATATGCGTATATAGCTATTGTTTGTAGTAGATATTGGATATATGTTTTAGGATATAGGAAATTTATCTCACTACGTTCGATAAAAGGTAATCGCAAAGCGATTACCGATAGTTAGTAATAATTTAATTTTTCGCGATGATGAAAACAGATAAAAACAAGTGGAAGAACTTTGTGTTCCTTTTGCTACTAGGATTTACTATTTACCTTTGCTTCAGGAATTACAAACTGAATTCATATATCAGTCAACTTCCTGATTCATCGGTCATTGGCATTCCTGATACAATCAAACTGAAAGAGAACTTCAAACCTGTGATACCCTATACACAATTGGTTCAGCCCCAGAGAATTCTTCTCTACGACTTCTATCGAAACAGTAGCAATTCGACTAAACCCCAGGCTTCTGATTCAACAGCGGTTACTTCGAATAGGATTAGTAGAGAAGATTCTCTGGTCCAATTTACCTTGGATAAAAACCAATTGAATCTAAGTTTATTCAACAAAGAAACAAACTCCTATTCAACGAGAATGTTTAACATGGACTTAGATAAGTATAAGTACAATTGGTATGAAGGTCAATTAACTCAAAAAAGAATTAGAAAACTAACTCTAAGTCCATACGTTTATGGTAAATATAGGGTCTTTAATCAAATGTTAGACATAGGGACAGGCCTTTCAATCAAGACTACTAATTTCAATTATAAACTTGGTATAAATGCTTTTCATTATCCGAAGTTCTTTTCGGGAATAAAAGCTGACTTAGAGTTTTCAGTAACATATAACTTTTGATTATGGCAAAGAAGATTAACATAGAAACTAACACATCTGCTCTCACAAGGGAAGAACTAGCAACACTTGCTAAGGTTAGTAATGATGTTTTTTACTTTAGCCTTTTCACTTATGTGATACACCCTATGAGGGGAAAGGTAAGATTTGAACTTTACCCGTATCAAAAATCGGTTCTGTATAACTTCGTAAAAGAACGTTTCAATATTCTGCTTAAGTTCAGGCAGGCAGGTATTACGGAGCTTATATCTATGTACTGCCTATGGTTGGCAATGTATCATCCTAACAAGAAGATTAACATTATCTCAATCAAGGACACAACAGCAAAGAAGGTACTAAAGAAGATTAAGTTCATGTACAAAAACCTGCCATGGTATTTACAGACACCGATTATAAATGGTCGTTCGGGAGAATATGGTTCTGCATCAATGATAGAGTTCGATAATGGCTCATTCATAGAATCTATCCCAACGTCTTCAGAAGCCGGTCGTTCAGAATCTCTATCCTTACTGGTAATTGATGAAGCAGCAGTAGTTAGATGGGCAGCCCAGATTTGGGCAGCCGCTTTTCCTACTCTTTCCACTGGTGGAGCTGCTATCATCAATTCCACTCCTTATGGAGTTGGTAACTTCTACCACTCTACTTGGGTTGATGCTATTGCAGGTGGGAATCCATTTAACCCACTTCGATTGTATTGGCAAATGCACCCAGAACGAGACATCAATTGGTACAATGAAATGTCTTCTGCTTTGGGAACCAAAAGAACTGCACAAGAAATTGATGGTGACTTTTTATCATCTGGAAATACGGTCTTCGACTTAGCTGACATCAAAGCTATCGAAGACTGTCTTAGTGATTATCCAGTTATTAAGAAAAGGTTTAATGGTCAGTATCGGCAATTCTTAGACCCAGAACCAGATAAGGAATACTTCATTGGTGCTGACGTTTCAACTGGTAGGTCTTCTGACTACTCTGCATTTACTTGCATGGATAAACAAGGAGAAGAACAAGCAGTATTCAAAGGTAGACTTTCAGTGGATAAGTATGCAAGGTTACTTGGAGATACCGGGCATTTGTTTAACTTTGCCACTATTGCTCCAGAATCTAATGATGTTGGATTGGCAGTAACTTCTGCTCTTCAAACTGAAGGTTATCCTAAACTGTATTATTATCAGAAAATGCTTAAGAAGAAAGGTAAATCTAGACCTGAGGTAGATAAATCTCCAGGATGGTTAACTACACAAAAGAACCGTTCTGTTATTGTAGAGGGACTTGAACAGGATATTCGAGAAGATAATATCACTGTTAAAGACCCTTTCTTTGTTCAAGAAGCATATACCTTCATATATGATGGTTTAGGTAGGCCAGTTGCAATGGGTAAGCATAGAGCTAATAATTCTACAGTAGATGTAGACCTAGAGGGGGATGTATATGCAGATGACTCTATATTCGGTAAAGCAATCTGTAATCACATAAGAAAAGGAAAAACTAACGTAATAGTACAACCGAAATGAAAAAGCTCAATTTTAATTGGAGTTGGGGTAGAAAGAAAGACCCACCTCCTGAATCAAACAAGGAGCCAAGCAAGCCAAAAGCTGCTGCTATATCTCCTGGTAGAGTATCAGTAGATGAAGATAACTCTTTACTCAGTACTCTGAAAGGGATGACCGTAATGGTAGACCCTTCTTTTCGTGTTGAAGTAATCCCTTTGATTCGTGATTTATATAAGGTAAATCCGGATATGGGCATTGCTTTGCAGGATATGTTTAAGTTGGCAAACACAGGTCATACGGTAACATTCCCAAATAACTCGGATGCCGAGGCAGATAAGATGAGAAAACATCTTACTGAAGCTACTAAGAAATGGTCCAGGTATACTGCTGGTATAGATGGTCTAGTTAATAAGATGATTGTACAATGCCTTGTTAGTGGAGCTATCTCTGTTGAAGGAGTTCCCAATGATATGTTGGATGGTTTGGACACAGTCTTATTCCTTAGACCCGAGAACATTGTTTTCAAAAGAGAGAACAATGGAGTATATTCTCCTTACCAGAGGAATAAGAATTACTTTGTCAAGCACCAAGATTATATCAAACTAAATCCAGAAACTTATGTGTATGCTGGTATGTTTAATGATACTGATGAACCTTATGGGATTCCTCCTTTTATGGCAGCATTGGATTCATTAAAAGGCCAACATGATATGAAGGTTAACTTCAAACACATAATGGAGATGGTTGGTATGGTAGGATTCTTGGAAGCTAAGATGACTAAACCAGACCAGAATCCTAATGAAAGCTTACAAGCTTATCAATCCCGTCTTGAACGTACACTAAAGGATTTGAAAAGAAATCTTCGTAATGGCATGAAGGACGGAATAGTAACGGGTTATATTGATGACCATGAGTTTAAACTCAATTCAACTACCAAGGAGCTTGGTAATATTGAGAAACCCTGGAACATGAATCAGCAATCAGTTGCAAATGGTTTGGGAGTTAATGGAAACCTTATTGGAGTTAGTTCAACAACGGGAGAGGGAGCAACGGGTATAATGCTGTCTAAATTAATCAGCCAGTTAAAAAATATCCAAATGCTTGTAACTTATGTATTGGATTTTCTTTATTCTCTAGAACTGCGTCTGGCAGGCTTTGATAATAAGGGAATAAAGATATCATGGGGAACTTCAACTATCTCTGATGAAGTTAAGGTTCAACAAGGTCTTCAGTATAAAATCCAAAACCTGGATTTATTATATAAGGCTGGTATCATTAGCCAAGACCAATATGCTTGGGCAATGGGTTATGATTCTCCTGATGAGAATGAACCAAGAGTTTCACTTGAGGACCAATTTGCTAAAGGCGGTAACTTAGACCCTCAAGAAGGAACTAAGAAGAAGCAAAGGCAAGATGATAAAAATCAATCTGCTCGTAGGTCAAGAGATAAAACTAATCCGGCTCCATCTCGTGGAGACCAAAATACAAAAGCAAGATGAGTAAATTTACTAAAAGAAACAAAGAGCATCTTGATTCAATGGTGATTGGCCAGGGTCATACCATTATGGCTGGGTATATCCCAGAAGCAGTTGGAGCCCAGGCTTTCTCAGAGAATTATTACAAATGGAAGACTCCGACACCGGATACCATTGCTCAATTTGGATTTTGGGGAGGGGATATAGATTATAATACCTATTATCCAAACCTTGATAAATCGGAACTTACTCCGAAGGACGAAGAGTTCATAGAACCAATGTTTAGGTTACTTTCTGAAACGATTGTATCCAAGAACTGGAATCCTACTGACTTTGGTCAGAATGGAGTAATTAAGGCTTCCATGAAACTGTTACTCGGGCAAACAGTAAATTGCGACCATGAAACAAATATTGGTAATGCAATTGGAGCTGTATCTCAAGTAATGTGGCAGGAGTCTTATAAGGATGGAAGCTTTACTATACCTGCAGGTATCAACGGTATTTTGAAGATTGATGGTAAAGCTAACCCAAGAATTGCTAGAGGTATTCTCATGGAACCTCCTTCAATTCATAGTAACTCGGTAACAGTACAGTTTAAGTGGGATAAATCACACCCAGGAATGGAAGATGGTGAATTCTATCAAAAACTTGGTACTTATGACTCTAAAGGTGAAATGGTTCGTAGAATAGTTACTGAGGTAGTTCGATATATGGAAACATCCCTGGTATCTCATGGAGCTGATTTATTTGCTCAAAAGATTGGTGAAGATGGTAAAATCATTAATCCAACCTTTGCAAAAAGAACCTGGTCTTCTTATGAGGAATATCGGGATGACAAGTCCAAACAGTACTTCTTTACTGACTACAAAACGGATTTCAACTCATTCCAAGAAAAGGACAATACTCCAGATTCTTTTAATGATAATGGTACCCAAGAAAATCATAATCCTAATAAAGAAAATATGAACAAAGAATTGCAAGAATTTTTAGAAAAGCTTTTCGGAGATAACATGTTATCTCTGGCAGAGGGCAAAGAAATGACTCAGGAAGAAGTTATTTCTTGTATTCAAAGCTTGGTATCATCCAAAAACAGTCTTCAGACAACGGTAGATAATCTTACTACAGAGAAATCTTCTCTTACAGAACAGATTACCAACCTGAATGCAGAAGTTGCAAACTTGAAGGAAATGGCAACTGTAGGAAAGAATCACATTGCTTCTCTCCGTGAAAATGCTGTTACTACTTACAAGAAGTTGATGGGTGACAAAGCCGATGAAACTATTGTTACAATGTTGAATGCCGAAACTACTGGCATCGTTACTCTCATCTCCTTAACTAAGGATTATCAGAGTCGTCTGGAAGAAAAATTCCCAATGGTATGTGCAAGCTGTGGTTCTCATGATGTAAGCCGTGCTTCTTCTGTTGCAGAGACTGATGAAAAGACTGGAACTCAGAAACCTGCAACTACTTCGAATGCAGAAGCCAAGTCTACTTCGGAAACCCTCGAAGACTTGTATAAGAAGAAATTCAAGTAATAATCAATAAATATCACTGTTATGACTAAAATCGTAAACAAAGACCAGCCAATGACGCTGTTTGGGGAAAAGACCCCAAGAGCGGTGATTTACAAAAGTGAATCACACAAATTGCACCAAGCTTTCTGTGTAAAAGATGGTGAAACAATTTTGCAAGGTATGCCGGTAGCTCTTGGAGAAGACGGTTTAATTGAACCTTACACTGAATCTACTCAGGTATATATCGGAGTGGCAGTAACCGACAATGTAAATCCTGCTTACCAGGCACAGAACAAATTCCCAGTAGAGGTAACTGTTGCTGTAGAAGGTTACATGATTTGTAACTGGGTATCTAATGCTGCTGACTTAAAAGCAGGATATGTAGTTCCCTCTGGTGACTTACTGAACGGCCGATTTGTAAAAGCAAACCAGTCAACAGATGCTACACCTTTCATTGCCATCACACCTGCAGATGAGGCAAACGAGGTAATTCAAGTACTTATTAAATAAGAGAAGAAGAAACATGGAAAAAGTTGATATTTCAAAATTGAAGAGAGAAGACTTCGCAAAAGAACTTCCTCAAATGGTACAGCAGTTGGATGCTTACCGTCAAGGTTCACAGAACAAGAAACCTGTGGACATCACATTAGGTGAACTTACCACTGGTAAATGGGGTATTACCCAAGATGAATTGTTCGAGAAGTTGGATATCAATCCGAAAATCGACACAATGGAAAACATCTTCACAATGCCTCAGCAAGATGTTCGTTGGATTGTTCCGGAAATCATTCGTTCTGCCATCACTCTTGGTATGCGCCAGGCTCCGTTCTATCCGGAGATTATTGCTTCTGACCAGTCAATCAGTGGTCTTAGCGCAATCATGCCGATGATTAACATGTCAGATGCTGCTCCTGCAAAGGTTAATGAAGCAGAAACTATCCCATTGGGAGATGTAAGCTTTGGACAGAAATCAGTAAGTCTCTTCAAAATTGGTAAGGGATTCAAACTTACTGATGAAGTTCGT